TCAATTAAATAAGAGTTTAGATATGTGGTTTAATGATTATGTAGTTCTAACAGCAGAACAAAGAAAATCTTTATTTGGTAATCTTAACATGGACATAGGAGCTATAGTAGGTCAGGCAGTACAAGATTTAATTGTTCATAAATTAACATTTGAAGAAGTAATGAAAGGGAAAAAATGACAGATCAAGTAATGATGGAACTTGCAAAAATGCAAACTAAAATTAGAGCTTATGAGAACAATGAAAAGAAAAACATTGAGCAATTACATTTAAGAGATGATGAAATATTAGAGCTTAAAAAGAAAATAGATTTATTAGAGCTTAAAGAAAATATGATTGCTAAGAATAAGAGTTATATAGAAGCTAAAGCTCAGAAAGATGTTGACCAAATACAAGAAAACCAAAAACTAAAGGAAGGAAACAATGACAACCAAGAAAACAGAAACGACAGAAGAAAAAAGTAAGGGTGGATTTAAGGAAAGAAGGAAAGAGTGTTTAACAAGTGTTAGTAAAATTCCAACTGTTGATATTAAAGGTAAAAAATATTCTACAGTTAATGAAAGACACAGACATCTTTTACAATATTTCCCTGAAGCTAGATTTAATGAAGAAATATTATTCCATGATGCTGAGAGAGTTGTGGTTAAGACCGAACTATATATTTCTGATACTATTTATGCTGTGGGTCATGCAGAAGAACATAGAAATGCTAACTTTATAAATAAAACAAGTGCTATGGAGAACTGTTCAAGTTCAGCTCTTGGAAGATGCATAGCAGCATTTGGCTTATCTGGTTCAGAATATGCTAGTGCAGAAGAATTAGTAAATGCCTTAAATAATCAAAAGGGATCTACTCAACAAGTTTCAATCAAAGATACAATTAAAAAGCAAACAACAGAAACCAAGTTGACCGCTTTGTATTCCGATTGGGAAAAGCAAAATGATTCAATTAAAAAAGATTTTGAATCACAACAACAATCAATAAAAAAAAATGGAGGACAAAATGTCAGACAATGGTAGTGGTAAGCAAAAGGATTGGGTTTTATTTCCCTATGATGCCAACAACGAAAAAGCCATCAAAATTGATTTCTCAGGAAATGTAAATTTAGATAGCGGTAATAAAGGAACTATCTTAGGTGTTAAAGGTAGCAGTAAAGATGGTAACACTAAGTTTGTTAAAGTGTTTGCTCAAGTAGGAGTTCTATTCAAAGGTGATGATAAATTTACTGGAGATATGAATTATCCTGAAGCTGGTGGAGCAAAAGGTTTAATAGGTTGGATCAACGAATCAGGTAATATTTTATCTGGTTATAAGAATGAGCCTAGACCTAAGCAACCTAAGACAGAGAGTAAAGAAATTCCATTTTAATTAGTGAAATTTATCTTTCTGTTTATGTTTTTTGTAGATGGAACTATTGAGAAGATCACAGTTCCTTTTGATAGTTCCTCTGCAACTTGCCAAACAAGAATAGAAAAAGTTACAACAAAAGATTACTTACCAATAGGAACAAGATACAAAAATAAACAAGTAGCAGCTTATTGGTGCAAAGATAAAGAAGGGAATTATGTCAGATAATATAAAGTTTATAAATAATTTAGAAAAGTTACTACATGAAAAAGAAGGAGATTATGGACATTTTGACCATACAGCTTTTGTCATGGGTGGAATGATGGAGAAATATTTATCAGTTCATAATAATAAACCAGTTAAAGTACCTTTAAAGTTCTTTGGTTTATTTATGATTTTTTTAAAATGTTGGAGAATTATGCAATCAAAAGATTACAAAAAAGATAGCTTTGACGACATCAATGGCTACACAGAGTTGTTAAGGAGGTTAGTAATAAATGAAAACAAAACAAAGAGGACTTAGACCAATGACACCCAAAATGCTCAAGCTATTGCAATATATAAAAATATATAGTACAAAACATGGATATATGCCTACATTTTTAGAAATGGCTGATGAGATGGGTTACAAGAGTAAAAATTCAGTTAGTGTACTAATTGATAAACTAGAAGAACGACAAGAACTAAAAAGAGATTATGCTGGTTACAGCAGAAATGTAATATTGAATGGTTAAAGTTTTAAAGAGATCTAGTTTAGAAATATCAGCTGATGTTGAAGAATTTTTTGATGGTGAAACAATTGAAGAAGCAACTAAGAAAGCACACTATCAAATAATGCCTGGTGAACTTGCAAAAATAAATATCACCGACAACAAGTTCATAAAGGCAACCATAAAAGTAGTTGGTGAGGAGCATGACAATGAGTCTAAACAGTACGATAAGATTGTACCAGAAGCTGAACAACATTCATAAAAAGATTATGAAATCAGTTGATAGCAGCATGTGTGTGCATACTTATAATGACTATTTGGAGTATAAGCAATTGGTGAGAAGAATTGTTGCCAATCAAAACTCTGATGCTGTTGTTAAATATAAAGAATTAAAAATATAATTCTTAATATATTAAAAGTTGTAAAAAACTTATAGGCTACTTGTCGCTAAAATAAAAAGAAAAGGAAAGAAAGAAAATGAAACTATCACATAAAGCTAAGAAGAACTTTGAGGAAGATAATCAATTCTATATTGATTTAGGTAAAAAAATAAGAGCAGCTAGAAAAACTAAAGTTAATGAATTTACTGGTAAAGAAACTATTGTAACTCAAACTAGAGTTGCAGAGGTTCTTAAATCTACCTTTCAACAAGTAGGTAAATATGAAAAGGGAGAGAACCGAATACCATTAATTAACCTTATAAAAATTAGTAGGTTTCTAAAAAAACCATTAAGTTATTTTGTAGAGGATTACCAAGAATCAGATGTAATAGCTGATGATTTTAATAATGCTTTTAAAATTGAATTAGAAAAACTACAGGAGAGTAAATAATGTTTGTTCCTGTAAAAGATAAGCTAGATAAATTAGTAGCACTTACACCTGATGACCAAGAAAAGTTAAGTCATTATAAAAGTATAGTACCAGCTATGATTGCTAACTGTCATAAGGCTCATCAAACAATACCAGGTTATGAATCTTGTAAGCCAGAGATAGAAGCCTTTAAATGGTTTGATGGTATCAATATTCCTGTTCATGGTTACATAGATTTAAAAGGTGATAAAGTTATTATTGAAGATAAATGTAAGATGCCAAGAAGGGGTATTGTTAAGAAAGATGGAACTAGGTCTTGGTTTTCTGGTAAGTTACCTGATAGACCTTCACCCTATAATTTATTACAAGTTGATTTCTATTGGTCAGTATTTGAAGTGCCAGTTTATCTTTGTTATGTAAATGAGAAAGAATTTAGAGTCTATCATGCAGGTAATTGTGATGAACTAAAGCCTGAGAATATTAAAAAAAGAATACCTAGAATAATTCAAAGAGCTAAAGTAAGACAAAACCTAATGAAGATTAGTAATGATCCTAATGTTCTTAAAGATTATATCCAACCAGACTTTACACATATGTTTTGGAATAATGATGCTAATGAAGATTACTTAAAGAATGCTAAGAAATTTTGGGGATATTAGTGAAATTACATTGTGGAGATTGTCTGGATATTATACAGACGTTACCAAATGAAAGTGTAGATTTAATCTTAACTGATCCTCCTTATGGAATGGAATTTAAAAGTTCTTATAGAAAAGTTAAATATGATAAAATTAAAAATGATGACAATTTAGATTGGTTAGAAGATTTTTCTAAATTGTGTTTTGAAAAAGCTAAAAATAATACAGCTCATTATATTTTTTGTAGTTTCCATAATATTGATAAATTTAAACAAGCATTTCAAAAATACTTTACAATTAAAAATATTTTAGTTTGGGAAAAAAACAATACTTCAATGGGTGATTTACAAGCAGACTTTGCACCCAAAATTGAATTTATAATATTTTTACAAAAAGGAAGAAGATTAATTAATGGAAAAAGAGATTCTAATATTTTTAAATTTTCAAGAACTGATAACAAATTTCACCCAACAGAAAAGCCTGTATTATTAATAGAGTATTTAATTGAAAAATTTTCTAATGAAAATGATACTGTTTTAGATCCTTTTATGGGAAGCGGAACAACAGGACTTGCTTGTAAAAATACTGATAGAGAATTTATTGGTATTGAAATAGATAAAAACTATTTTAATATTGCTAAAAAAAGAATTGAAATTACCAATCAAAAACAAATTTCTTTATTTGTTTAGGTGTTTCATCATCTTCTTTCATACATTTATAATGAGCTTTAGTGTGATTAGCAAAAGCTACAAAAGAATCAGTAGAGATCATATCTGTTTTACAATATCTACACTTACCCACATCTGCTATTTTTTCTTTTCTTACCCAAGTTTTAGACATACGAATTTTGTT